AAACTTGTGGAGAAAAAACGGGATGAGCACTCCAGCTGACTGGGCGACAGAATCTTGGGCGCGTGTTTGCGTGGATCAGGCGCGGGCCGACTTCTTGGACAGACTTTATGTACAAGATGGCCGGGATAATCCCGAGCATCCGCTCCACTCGCTCTACACCGGGTTGTACCAGCTGTATATCCAGCAGCTGGAACAGGGCGACTAGGCCGAGTCGCGGTCCATGCCGAAATGGCCAGCTAGGTTGTCCGCGGCTTCGCGGATGGCCCAGTTGGCCTTTGTTTTCTCCAGCTGGTGCAGCGTGTTCAGGACCAGGGCGGCTTCAAGGAGGCCGCGGTAGTCGCCGGAGTTGAAGCGGTCGATCAGCCACTGGTCGGTGGCGGCCTTGTGGAAGCTCGACTCAGTGCTGTGTTCGATGGGGCGCATGGTTAACTAGGGCGAATTTTCATGAACCAGCCGGTGTCGTCGCCTTCAATGAGCCAGCGCGGAACCCAGTTCTTGCGGGAGTAGGCGACACCTGCCCCGCCTTTGTGGCTGACGTAGCCGCCGTTGACGAGGTTGGCCTCGCCATAGGGGTCGTTCATGATGAAGTGGGTAGGCGTGTAGCCCACAACGACGCTCCAGTGCCCGGTGCCGGATGGGTTGCTGACCGGGCCTTTGTGGAGCCAGCCGACCGGGACCGGGTGGCCGTTGTTGATCTCGCTTTCCAGTTCTTCGACAGTGCCATCCATTTCAAAGCTGGCGTTCAGTTTCAGGGCTTTGAGGGCAGCAAGTTGGGCTTTGGGGTCGGTGGTGTCGCCAAAGCGGGCGCGGAGTTTGTTGTATTCGTAGTCGCCGGAGATCTTGCCGTAGTAGCGGGCCACCATCGCGCAGCTGGAGCTGAAGCACTGGCGATAGCCGGTGGCTCCATCGTCGGGTCCTAGTTGGTATTCGTAGGGGACCTTGAGGATCTTTTCTTTCGGCTTGACCTTGGGTTTTAGGCCGGTGTGCTGGTTCATCAGCGTGATCAGTTTTTCCGGGTATGCGGGGTCGGTGGCATAACCTTCACGCTGGAGCCAGCGGGCTGCGTCGTCGCGGGTGCTGGCGTTATTGCAACCTTGGTATTGCTTGTAGTCCTTGTACCAGTGGTCGACAAGGTAGATCACGCACGACAGCAAATCCGGGAAGTCGATGAACGTATCGGTGATCGTGACCCACTGGTTATTGATGAATTCCTGAGTCTTTGTGTCGGTGCCGGCGCCTTTGAGTCCGAAAAAGTTATTGCGGCCCGAGACGAGCTTGCCGTAACTAGATTCCAGTGCCCATTGGGCGGCAACCAGTTCTGGAAATTTGGCGCCAGCGACACGGGCGGCTTCAAGGACGCCTTCCCAAGTGTTGGGGAAGCTGCTTTGTTTGCCGGCCACACTCCAGGTCTTGAACCAGCCTTGGTCGCGGCCAAGAATATTGGGATTGGCTTTGTTGATGGCTTGCTCCAGCTCGGTCAAGGCGGCGAGCTGGTGCGGAAGAGCCTTGTAGTAGCGGAATAAATCAGCTAGGCGGAGCTTTGTCGTTGGCATCGGACCAGGGAGAGTGGATGCTCATGGCGCCGCCCAGCAAACGGCTTTCACCTGTCTGTAGTTCGGGATCCAGTGGATGGTCGAGTACGACAGGTGGTGGAAGATTGGGTGGCTGGCTGTTGTGCCAGTCCTGGATCGTGCGGTCTAGGCGAGGTTTGAGCGTGGCATGGAACTTGTGGTCTTGCGCAGCTTTACGCAAGTGGTCCTTCCACGTCTTGTCGCCGAAACGCACCAGCCAGGTCGTGTCGGCGTTCAGCGCTTTGGGAAAATAGTTTTAAGCGCCTTGACGATTAGCTGAATCCATGAGTTTTCACGGATGGGCAGCAGAGCGATTACTTCCGAGCCGGCAGCCACAATAATGGCGACCACGGCAACAGCAGTGGGATCCATAAAAAACAGGACTCTTTAGAAAGTTTAGCTGTACTAGAGAAGAGCGCCATAGCACGTAATAGTTTCTACGGCTACCGTTTCAGTAGCCACTGCCGGGTATGGACCATCGCATTGAGGATGGCCAATACTTAAATAAAAAAGAAGCAAAATTAAGGTTTAGGCAAGGAATTCTGAGTGATTGGGATTACACGTGTGCATATTGCGGTGATGAGTTAAAGCGTCATGCCACACTGGATCATGTACACCCAAAGATGAAGGGCGGCCTTACGCACCAGTGGAATTTGGTGGCGTGCTGTTTCGCGTGCAATATTGGCAAGTCGTCGGAAGATTGGCTGGAGTGGTATAGGCGCCAGCCGTTCTGGACGCCGGAGCGTGAGGATCAGATTATTTTTTGGATTACTGGTGGTCTTGTTGCTTAGGGTCCCAGCCCATGCCTTCGAGATACATCACCGCGATGTAATGATCTTCGGCGTACCGGCAGATGCTATCTTTGCAAGCGCGGTAATAAATGTCCCCGCGTTCGTTCATCAACTGCTCCAGGCGGTAGCCGTTGCCATGGTCAGTGACGTGGATGACGGCCATCAGCGGCGTAGCTCTAGTTTGATGATACGGACGTCGTGATCCTTGACGGTGTCTTCCAGTTCACCAACACGGGTTTTGAACTGTTCTTGATTTTGAATAACACGTTCCAGTTGGGATGGAACTGTATAGACGAGGTAGCCGATGCCGGTGATGGCGCCACCAGCGAGAAGTACCACCAGGCCGGCTGCGGCTTCTTGCTTGACTCCCCGCCAAAAACTGTCGCCAGACGGGGTTTGCGCCACGAGTCCTGGAAGATCTAGCTACATCTTATTTGGTGCTGGCGGCTCTTCCGGGTCGTAGCCCATTTTTGCTATGGCAACTGCGCGGCGGTAGAAGAAGGAATCAGTTTTACCGGCAGCTTCTAACGCCACGCGGACTTTCTCCCAATTTTGTTTAGTCTTTTTGTCCATTTTTCATTCTGCTTTTCTACTAAGGCTAATCAAAGTTGTTAATACCGTCATCATCACCGTCATCGTCCTTGCATCAACGTCATTGCAGCCCATAGGCGATGGGTCTATTGCCTTGCCTTGTGGCGTTCCGATATAAGCCGCATACCAAGGCCAAACACGGGGCAGCACCATGAAACGACACGATGCCCATTGGCTAATGGACAAAATGATGATTGAGGCAGATACCCCGACAACAGAACGCCAGAGCCAAGTAGGCATTAGCCCTTACCTTGGCCGCGCATCTTCTTGCGTCCGTGATTAGGCAGGCTGTGTTGACCCTGCCCTTGGCGCGATTTTTTCGGCTTACCTGGAACGTGCTGGACGCGAGCCGTGCCAACTTTGCTCTTGACTGCCAAGGGAAGACGGCGAAAGCAAAATCTTAGCTAGAGATTTCTGTAATAAGCGGTGCTGGAGCATTTGGCGGCACAGGCCAGTTAATGTTCCAGGGGAAACCGGGTTGCTTTGTAATGTCACGCAATGCTTGTCTATATACTTCCCACGGCGTCGGATCAACTGGCGAATCGGGGAGTTGTGTCCAATCGCATAACAATAAATCCGTGTTTCGCTTGGAACGTACCACTGATTCTTCATTTTCTGTCCTTTGTTGAATCTCTTGTTCTGATGCCGGCTCTACAAGCCACGTTGCCTTCCATTCTCCTTTAATTTTTTCAGGGGTGCCTTCAACGACATTTTCATTCCAAGCGCACGGCGGACGATTGCTGGGATCTACAGGGACGTAATTGTCTGGCGGTATAAACGGGCTGGTAAAACTTGTATTCGGAAAAGATCGCTTAATATCCTGTTCGCTAAGCGGATACTCAACAACAGCGCCTTGGTCAATGCGTGCGTAGCTCATGGGGATGCTAAAGACTAGTAAACAACCTAGCTACGAATGGCCAGGTAGCGATAGGTGCCGCCAGAAGCATTCAAAGCAGTGTTTGTGGTTTCCACTGTAAAACCTGTAGATGAATACGATACAAAATTGGCAAGACTGCTTTCTCCAGCGTTGGTGTTAGGACTGAGAGTATATTCAGAACTTCCGCTCACTCGTTGAGTGTCAAGAATGATCCAGTCGCTAGTGCTGTCCGACCTCTTAATAAGCAACCATTGTGGTTGCCAGCCCAAAGTAATTGATGGTCCCGAAACACTGCCATTCCCGGTGTAACTACCAACTTTGGTGATGCTATCGGTGCCAGCAGCGCCAAAACCGCCAGCATCATTGGCAAACAGATACATAACATAAGTGCCACCTGACGCATTAACTTCAGCCGAAGTAACGCCAGAAAGTATAGGGGCTGCTACGTTAAAAGTCGTCGATGTTCCATATATGCCGCTAAACGCAACCTTTGCTGCGGCTGTTGTGAAGTAAAAGTTAGGATAATCACCGACTGAATCTTCCATACATATCACCCAGTTTGCAGCAGTGTCTCTACGTTTAATAATTACCAAACCCGGCTTTACCCCTAATGCATGAGAGACAGCCTTGCTTCCAGCTCCGTCGCCCGTGTAAGTAACGATGTCAAAAAACTTTGCAGCTTTACGAAAAGTCCAAGAAACAAAATTTGATGCATTGAGATTAACCTGTGTATCTGTTCCTAAATCAAACCCGTTACTATTAAAAGCAGTAAGCGATTGGTTTTGAGTACTTTCAGTATTAGTCGAACTTGAGTAAATTAGTTTAGTAGCGCCACGAATAGTATCGGCAAGTGCATAGTCAACGACACTTCCACGGTTTTTAATCCATACCAGTCCATCTTTTCCGCTTAGATTTATTTGATTTGTAATTGTCCGCGCACTATTATTTCCTACATATAGCGTGGTGCTAAACACATCGGCAACGTTTTCGTAAACAGCGCCGGCTGAAGCGGTAAAAAGACGGAACGATGCGGGATCCATATCGCTTAGTTGTTGTAGTTAATGAGAGAAGATCCGCGCCAGCGGGTGCCGCCGTCATCTGTGACAAACATAAACAGATGTGTTTTACCTGTTGTAAGTGTTGGAGCAGTTCCTCCAGGCCACTCTACACCGCTAAACCATGTCACGGTGCCACTGGTGTGAGTAAGTTCCAACGTAAAACTATAGGCACGGCTTGTTGGAATGTTGCTAACTGTAAACGTACTGTTGGCTGCAATGGTTTTAGTAAAATAGTTTCCGGTACTGCAGTCAATAGCAAGAGCAGCAACTGCAACAACAGTTTGGGCATAAGTACCAGCTATATCTAAATCTGTATTGGCTGCCGCGCTGGATTGACCAACCGCCAAAGTGGTTGTGGTAGAAATTGCTCCACTTGTACTGATTGCGGTGGAGCCACCAATGGTGCCGCTAGTGATAGCACTTCCGCTAACCTTACCTGCCGTGCTAATTGTTGCGAGTTTGGTATCCACAATCGCAGCAGCAGCCGCAATATCGGCATTGACAATGCTGTTGCTCAGGCTGAGTTTGCTATAGGCAATAGCTGCCGCAGAAGCAATGTCCGCGTTGACAATGCTGTTGCTGAGGCTGAGTTTGCTATAGGCAATCGAGCCAGCCAACATTGCATTTGTAACGCTGGCAGTATCACCCGTCGTAACTAACGTGCCGGTCGTGGCAGGAATCGTAATGGCAGTAGTTCCTGCTGTTGCTGCCGGGGTGACGGTAATTGTTCCACTCGTTGCGCCAGGCAATGCGATGGAGCTGATGCCGGTAAGGCCGAGGTTTGCCGACGCTCTGTTGAGGGCAATCGAGGTGGTGCCCACAAACAATGAGCTGTTGCCCAGAACTCCGCTAGGTATTGTTCCGCTAAGATTGGCGGCACTCAGAGACGTTATGGACGCGCCATTGCCGCTAAAGGTTGCGGTAATCGTGCCAGCCGAGAAGTTGCCGCTTGCGTCACGGGCGACAATGGTGCTGGCTGTATTGGTGCTTGTTGCAGTGGTTGCACTGTTGGATACTTTGCCAGCAGTGCTGATAGTTGCGAGCTTGGTGTCAGCAATGGCGGCAGATGCGTTGATGTCAGCGTTGACGATGACGCCGCTAGCGATTGACGCAGTGCCGTCGTTGGCAATAGAAATGTCGCCTGTGACTTTTCCGAAGGTGTAGTCGCTGATCCGAGTGACAGCGGCTTTGCGGTTGGTTCCGCCACCACCATCATCAACAATGATCAAATCGACATCGGCAAGAGCAGTGCCAATATCCGTGCCGCCGTCAATGTCAATAGCCGACAGACTGACCTTGTTGCTGCTGCTAATTGCAGCGAGTTTGGTGTCGTCAATCGCGGCAGAAGCGTTGATGTCAGCATTGACAATGACGCCAGAGCCAATCGCCGTAACACCAGAGCTGTTAATGGTTACGTCGCCGGTGATATCTACAGCAGTTGGTACATTGCTTGCGTTACCAACGATTAGACGGCCAGCCGACAGCGCAGCCAGTTTGCTGTATTCGATGCCGGCGCTAGCACTGATATCACCGTTGACGATGGTGCCGTCCGTGATCATCGAACTGGTGATGACGCCGGTGTCGCCAGTGGTGATCAGCGTGCCAGTTGAATTAGGCAGCGAAATGGTCCGATCAGCAGTCGGATCCACCACAGTCAGCGTGGTTTCGTAGGCGTCAGCAGTACTGCCTTCAAATACCAGTGAGCCGGTGGTGCCAATCTCCAGAGCGCCGGTAACCGTGCCGCCTGCCTTGGCGAGTTTCTCGTCGTCTAGTTCCTGAAGGGCGGTCTGGACGTTGGTGGCAATGATCGCGCCGTAAGGCGTGAAGCTGATGTTGGTTGCGGTTTGGCCGGCAATGGCGTTGGAAACATCGATGAGATCCCAAGTGGCGCCATTGGACAGGATCATGTCCGGCGGTGCCAGCGGCTCATTCGGTGCATTGCCAGAGCCATTTCCGGAGTCAGAGACGACGAGGTAGTAGCGGTTATTGGTGCTAGAAGCAGCGGGCAGGATCGCGCCAGCGGTTAAACCGACAGCAGTACCAGCAGAGGTGACGCTGCCAACGCGGTTGATGCTGGCGTCGTAGGTGCCGCCATAAACCAGCTCACCTGAGGTGATAGTGACAGGCAACCATGCAGAACCAGTCCAGATATATAGATCGCCGTTTAGTTCGTCGAAGAAATACTGTCCCTTAAATTCAGCAGTCGGGAAGGTAACAACACCAGCAGTAGAACCAGCACCGCCGAACTGCACGGTGGAACTATCAGCCAGCTTGGCGCCGGTCACGCTGTCATTGGCGAGCAGCGAGGTGCCGAACGTGCCGGTGGTGATCTTGCTGGTATCAAGGCTTGGAATATCGCCAGCGGATAGCGTGGTGCCCGTGCTGACATGACCTTGGCCGTCAACCGTGACTTTGGTGTAAGTGCCAGATGCAACCGTGTTGGTGTGGTTGAGGACGCCGCCGCCGGTCACCGACAAACCCGTGCCAGGTTGCATCACACCATTGGCACTTGCTGTGGCTACAGGTAGATCAGTGCTTGCCAGTGTGCGGAAGGTAGGAGCCGCTGCTGCACCACTTGTCGGACCCGCAAAAACCGTTGCGGCACTTTGGTTGTCGAGCGTGGTTGTAATTGTGGTGCTGAAATTATCCGGCTTGGTGACGGCAAACGACAGCGGGGTGGAATCGGTGAAATGTACGCTCTGCAGAGCTGCAACCTGCTGCCAAGTGGAGCCGGTCCACACGTAGGTCAGACCAGTGTTGGTATTGAGCCACTGCTGACCTTGGAACGCACCATTGCCGGCAGGTGCATTGCCGCTAATGACCGTGGCGCTGTCGGCAGCCAACTTGGCGCCAGTTACAGCTGCATCATTGATCTTGGCGGTGGTGACAGCAGAGTTAATGATCTTGCCGGTCGTAACTGCGTCGCTGGCAATGGTTGTGGCAAATGATCCAGTGCCCGACCCCGTTACATCACCAGTGAGCGTGATGGTCTGGTCGCCGGTATTGGTGCCACTCGAGGTGCCGGAGTGCGTGCCAGAAAAAGTGCCGCTTTGTGTGGCGAGGCTGCCGAGACCGAGGGTGGTGCGAGCTGTTGAAGCATCCGCATCATCAATCAGCGAACGCCCGAAGCTCGTGATCGAGGCAACGGCATAGGTGTCTGCCGCTGTTGTATAGATGATCTGGTTGGCACTGGTCGTCAGGTTGGCGACGGATTGCAGCGCAGGGCTGTAAGCCTGAACGTTGGTGCCAATGTCGATTCCGAGGTTGGTACGCGCACCAGCAGCAGTTGAAGCTCCGGTGCCGCCATCGGCAATAGCCAGATCAGTAATGCCAGTGATCGTGCCGCCGGTGATCGTGACTGACCCGATGGTCGCGGAAGTCAGATCGGCAGTACCACCCGTGATGGCAACGCTGTTGGCGGCTTGCGTGGAGATCGAGCCCAGACCCAGGGTGGTGCGGGCAGTCGCAGCGTCCGCGTCGTCAATCAGTGAGCGACCGAAGGCGGTCAGACTCGTGGTGGCATAGGTGTCCGCACCAGTGGTGTAGATCACCTGATTTGCGCTGGTGGTTAGCCCAGCAATCGACGCAAGCGCAGGGT